ATTGGTAAAGATACTGATACTAAAGAACAGATGGACAAACTAAAACTGTAAGTGCTTGTACTTCTTGTACCAATCCTGCTGTTCCTTCATCTTCTCGGCTACCTCATCAAGCGACTGTGCAATATAACAGTCAATGTGGGTGTAGCCGAGATCTTTTGCGTATCTCAGACGCTTGTTACCACAACGGATCTGAATAATAAACGAGTTATGTGACAGCTCCTGCGGCGGTGGTAAGATTAGATTGTTACGCTTAGCTTCCTCTGCCCAATCCTGTACTTCAATCTCCCACCCAATGATAGGCCACTCCATACCATTGTTATAGACAGCCTTGGTAATCTCTTCTAGATTCGTATGCTGGCTGCGGTTGGATATAGGATAGAGTCTATGTATTGGTAAGGACACTTGTCCGGGATAAGTTCTACGTGAGTGTAGTTTCTTCATCGCATTTGTCCTAGTAATTTCTCAATGGATTCAATGGTATCTTTGAATTGTTCTCTTGCCTCACCAATAAGTAAAGACATCATATATCGTGTATCTTTATTTTTAAAGACATCCGCTACCTTTTCTGGTGGTAGTCCACAAATCTCAGAATAAATCTGACCATCTTTATTAATTAGAAATTTTAATCCAGCCAGTACCGCTTCAGTATTACATTCTTTTGTCATTATTATTATTCCTTTTTAGTAACCACAACCCAGAAACCAGCACCCTTATCTGCATGTGCGTGTACATCAAATAGTTTCTTTAAGCGAGAGAGCCACCATTCTTTTGGTTCTTGAATTAAGTGAGCATTACGACCATCTGATAAAATCTTCCCCGCTGGTCCAGTGTGTACAGTAAAGAATCCAAAACGTTGTGTGATTCTTTTTAGATCAAGCAACACATTCTCCAACAAGTCTGGCTCAATGTGTTCAAGAACATCAATGCAAGCTACAAGATCTGCAGACTTTGCTTCTCCATATTCTGGAAAGGCAGGATCATAAGGATAATATTCTTTTGGTTTAGTTTGCATAGACTCATATAGTCTCTGCTTACCTGCTCCATAATCTGATAGAGTGTCTAGTGCATTCTCTCTCATAACTTGTTCAATAAGTCCTGAGTACTGTTTAGACATTACTCCATACATTGGATTCTTATGCAGGTCTTGTTGCATCTTCCTGTACTCTTCAGTAATAACTGTCACAGTCTAGTACTCACTGTTTCCATTCTGTTCTTCTCGATGTACCAGTCTGCTGCATGGGATACATCACCATAGTCATCGAAGTATGGACCACCCTCTGTGTAGTGTAGGCACTTGGCACCATAACAATCATCATAACCAACCAGACAGTTCCACTCATGTGGTAGATCACCGATGAGTGCATCATCACCAAGCCATTTAAACTGGTGCAGCTCAAGACCAGTGGCAGTCTCTACATAGTCTGGTGTGAGTGCAGTACACTTCTCATTATTCATCAGCATAAAACTAGACCAGTTCTTCTTCTCATACTGTGTCTGTAGAGCACCGAGAAACTTGGTAGTGTTCTTAGGTTTGTGGTCATGCTTAACACACATGACTGCATAATCATCATTGGCTCTGGCGAATACCTTAGCAATATCATCCAGCACAAGCATATCACAATCCATAAAGAGACTCCAGCCTTTGTAGCCAGAGAGATATGGAGTAAGGAATCTAGAGAAACTAAAATCAGTAGACTGTTTAGGATCTCTGATACGGTTGTGAAAGCAACCCACTTGACTGAGCATGATGGGTGTGATACTTACAGGTACTGATGCACGCACTTGAATACTGTGTGCTAGTACACTGAATGCTACTGCTTCTTTAGGATCATAACCAATAAAGATTCTCAATGGTTCCATATTATCTCCAATGTGGCCTGCTCGACAGGATTCGAACCTGTAACCACCGGCTTAGAAGGTCGGTGCTCTATCCAGTTGAGCTACGAGCAGATATTCTTAAACTCTGTATTCTTGAAAACGATTAATGTCATCACGAATCTGTGACTGATAAGCTACATAAAACTTATTCAAGTCTTCGATCAGATCATCGAGACAAGCAAGAATCATAGGGAGTGATCTACCCATCTGATCCTCAATGACAAACTCAGTATCACAATTAGGATTAATCTGAATTGTATAGGTAGGCTCTATGGGTTCATTTTCCAGAATCTTGTAGCGTGGACCTTCGATAATAACGCTCATAATAATCATCCTCATTTGGTGCATGAAGCAACGCTTCTTGAGCGAAGCGGTGGTGAGGACTAGAGAATACTATAGGTATTATTATTTGTCAATAAGTTTTCTGGATAGTCTCTGCTGCTTGCAGATATTAGAAACTAAATCTAGATCTTTAGTTATTAGACAATCGATGTGGGTGTAGCCATCCATCTTTGCAATGTACAGCCTCTTACAGCCGCACATGACCTGATAAATCTCCCCATCGATATTGGGAGGCATCATGAATTCACGGCCATTAGAACCCTTTACAGAAGCCTCATAGCGTTGTTGCCACTCGGCTGCAGTTGTGATGAGAACCACAACAGGATTAACCATGCCCTTCTCGTGGATGCTATCCATCGCATGAGTCAGACGCTGGTTGTAGTTACCATTAATATTAATTTGTTTATACCACGGTACAGAAATCACAGGGTATAAAGCATGAAGCGGCAAGATTCCTCTCGCCGCCCCATGAGTTTCGGTACTAGAAGCTAGTAGATAATTAGGCTGACCAGTATCCATTTTCTTGAAGGAAGGTATCCACCTCTGAGTCTTTGTCTAGTACACAAGAAGTCTGAAGGTAACGGTCATGACGAATACCATAGTAACGAGTACCGTCCATGATCTGCTGGGCGTTGCCTTCTACTTCAGAAGCACCGTCCATAGATGCAGAACCTTCTGCTTCGATAGACATCTTGAATTTACCAGTGCCTTGTGCGTTACCGTACGCAGCACCATTACCATACATATTACCATAACCGTAGCTGTTTGTCTCCTGAGCAATTACGCCAGAAGAAACACCTACAATCGTAGCACCGAGAACAAAAGCAATAATAGATTTCATGTTGAAACTCCCATAAAGTGTGAATGTACTAGTATATTAGCAGAGTCTTATGGAAGAGTCAACCCCTGTAACTGTTTGTGGGTACGATCGTTCCCAGATTGGGTACCCCATGGCCGGTTTAATGGCCGGTTTTCGTTGCACAATTCGTTGCGTGTTTATCAGAAACTCATTGATTTTTATGACATATTTCTTTTCGTTTCGTTGCACAATTCGTTGCACATTTCAGGCAATGTCCTACAAAATGTCCGATATATGCTATTCCCGATCGGGTAAATTTGAGGAGAAACCTAACCAAAATTGGTTAGATCTTCCCGAACGGGAATGAAATCAATCACTTAATCTCTTCAATTAATTGTAAAGCTGAGGGCGATTAATTGTAAAGGCCCATCTCCTGAGCTTCCTTTACCAGTGCATTCAGTGCATCCTTACGCTTTAGTTCCTCATGAAACTTCTTCATCAGTTCCACGGTGTACTGGCTGGATTCTTCGTCAGCCCACTGTGGTTCAGGATGATTCTCTTTCCAGCTATTGTTCACGTCATTAATATTCATACTAGTCTCCGAGTAGTGCTCGCCTGTATTACCATTCTGTCCGATCACATTCATGCGATCTTCATCCCAATCTTCATTGCTGTATGGACACCCATCTTCATGGTCTAGAATCTCTACGGAGTATTCTGAGTTACTCATAATGTACGTCTCCATTTAATAAACCATATGGTTTGTAGGGTTGAGTTCCACAATACACCAGCAAGAATTAATTTCTCAAGCATCCTTCATTGCTCTCTTTAATTCTTCAGCATACCCAAGCTTAGGCTGTGCCTGCATAGGAATGTTACGGTTAGCTAGTGCATTCATCTCAGCCATCTCTTTCTTATGAGGAGTCCATGCCTTTAGCTTAGGTGTCTGGCGGCGATAGTGAATGTTCTTCAGTGCTGCTTGTATCTGTTGATTATTAGGTTGGGCTTTGGCTAGTTTCTCTAGACGAGCAGTACGGTTCTTATGGTAATCATACTGCTTATAGTGTTCTTGATTACTCTTACTGGATGTTTTACCTTTAGCCATACTTTAATTTCCTTTGTTGTAGTAGTGTTTCGTAGATGTCGAAGGTCTTTTCACATCGAGTATTGTGAATCTCAATCAGACCGAGAAGATAGTTAGCTATCTGATCCTGAGTCATTGCATCCATTCGATGATACAAATTCTCTAGATCTTCTTTGGTATGCCAACACTCAAAGAGTGATTGTTCTAACTCAAAAACACTAAGATCTTTTTTATTCATGGTGATGGTTCCAAAATAAGTGAGCAGTTTTAGGTGTGTGCTCAGCACCAATCTGAAGACTAACCCTGAGAACGCACGACCATTAAAAGAAATCAGTCTTCAGAATCCACAACGGACTTCAACGAATCAATCATACCTGCTTCGTATCCATCCTTAAATACTTCGAACACACCCTTACGGACTGGACCAGTGAGGTCTGAGTCCTGTTGGTCTGCCCACTTTTCAAATGCTGTGTCTACATCAATCATTACTAGGCTCCATGTCATCGTCATATGATTCATAGTCTACCTCTAGTGGTAGGTATTCCGGACAGTCTTTCCAGAAGTCCGACTCCACCAAAGTTACACCAAAGTTTCCAGAAAAGGAACCCCAATCCATATTAAAGTTTTGATTACGCTCACAAGTTTCGTTTATGCAATCTTCCGATGAGCAGTAAACAATATCATTATTTCTCAAGAGTCCCATTCTTCTTTCCTTTAATAGGTGTCAATTCAATTATCTCTTTCACACAACCTTTCGGAAAAATACATCTGTTTCCTAATCCGGGATCGGTATCACAAATACTGATTGAATCCTTTCCTTCTTCGATCAGAAATCCAATAGTCTGAAACTCCATGCATTTTAATGGAGGTGGTTTATTATTCCAAACCATATCAGAGGTAATGTCAACCCATTTAATTATGACTGGTTTCATATAACCTATTTCCTTTTGTTAGGTTATCAATAGGATCTAACAGTTGTAAGTTATCTTCGCAGTGTAATCCACACACAGTAGAATTAATTAAAGGTACAATATGGTCTACATGTTGCCCTCTTTTCTTTGCTACTTTATAAATATTTTTTATAGTTTCTTCATTCGCCCAAGCAGGAGTAGCATTTAACTTAGTTGCTTTTCTTTTAGCTGTGTGAGAATTTACAATACCTTTGTTTTCTTTTTTCCATTTAATGTTTCTTTCTTTTATTTTATCTTTATTTTTTAAGTAAGCTTCTTTATTTCTTTGAGACGAACAGGATTTACATTCATGATTGTAATCAGAACGCTTTCCACCTCTTTTATAAAAAGAAGTTATTTCCTTTTCTTCTCTACACTTAGAACAGGTTTTGTATTCCAATAGTCTATCCACTCTTCTTTGTAATAGGTATCTGAATATTTTATTTTCTTTCTTTGAAGGTGATGCCACCCAGAGGATGACACCACCATTCTTACTTCATCTGTATAGATCACCTTACAGGACATGCTCCGCCTTCACAGTCTTGGATGTCTAGATCTTCCATAGAAAGATTACCAACACTGGTAATAGGGGTTACTTTAGAAGCCATCTCTTCATATTGCTCCTTAGTAATTTCTTCGTAAGGTGCTTGCTCAAAACCATGATCAGAATGTAGCAAGAAAGATACAGACTTAACATTAATGTAGTTATCTTTCAACCAGTCACGAATATCATTCAATTCTTCTTTACGATAATAGATCGTAACAGATACAGAATTGTCAGACCATTCTTCCTGAAGACGTTTGATAACATTTAATTGATCTACTGCAGTCATGTCTGCAGCTACCTTTGTACCATCAGGATAAGCACATGGGAAGCTTACGATTACAGTGTTGTGATCCTCAGTACCATCAAAGTTCTTCAGATACTCAATATGGTATCCATGTTGGCGGCAAATGTCCACAAGATCTAGATTTGCAGCCATACGAATACGGCGAATAAAGTACTGACTGTATCCCGGATGTGCTCCCGGAGTAACACCAGCAAGCAGAGACAGAGTACCGCTTGGCTTTACCGTAGTCATCTTGATGCTTGGATTAAAACCATTGGAAGCACTGTACTCTCTATCGAATTGACGTAACAAAGGATAAGCATCCTTCAACCATCCACGTTGTTCTTCTGTAGCTTGTAGGTATCCAGTAACACCAATACCCATACGCATGTTCTTGTTCACAATCTTCTGTGTCTCAATAGAAGATACATCAGGAAGAGCAAGACTATGTTTATTAATCCGGTACAGATAAGTAGCAACCTTCATCAATTCATCAAAGCTGGTAATGTTAGGTAGATACATTTCAGCAAGACAACAGGTTTCATAATTAACCAAAGACTGTTCTGCACAGGGGTTATAAATCTCTACGTCAGGATCTGGATACTGAGTCTCACCTGTACGTCCCATACGGCGAGAGGCCGCAAGATTAATCAAACCATATGGTTCACCATTACCTTTGTAACCTTCCCAAAACTCTTCGGGGAGTTGAGAAATATCATCACACACAACACTGTTATTAGACATGGCACGCCAATTTGGAATATCAAAAAGATCCCAACGTTTAGCACGAAGGTATTCAATATCGTCTGCATCACCAAGTGCAAGCAGTGCTGATCTACGGACATTACCAGCAACTACAATACTACCAATAATATTCATAATATCTAACACATCAATAGGACGTAGCTTCTTACCGGCACGGCCATTAAGTACAGATACAATGTTGTTGATACCTTCTACAAGAATCTCTGAACCAGAAGCGGTACCACCGAAGCCTTTGATGGGGAGACCCTTAGCACGAATCAGATGAGTGGCATAAGTGAACCCTTCGCCAGTGTAGAAAGCAGCCTTTAGTGTTTTACTTAAAAGTTTTACCCAACCCTCACGAGAATCAGGAACAATAAATTCAGCATCGTTCTCATCCATACGGATGATCTTGATTTTCTTCTTTACTTTGGGAAGTTGATATACATTTTCTTTCTGAATGTTAAAACCAACACCGCAACCAAGCATCAGTTTCTCGAAGGTCCAAGTGAAGGGGCGAACAGGCTCATTGACAACAACTGCAGCACAGTTCTGTAGAGAAGGGAGACCAAGTTGATTAACAGTACGAGTACCAAGCTGCCATAAAAAACGACCAGCAACTGTCCCTTTGAGGGACAGCATGATGTCTTTAATCTCGTCCATCTCAGCACCAGTGAAATTACAATGGAGCTGTTTATTGGTTGCTTCAACACAACGCTCAACAGTATCTGCCCATTCTTCTTTCTTGTTCTTTGTTATATCACGAGCATAAGTACGCTTATAGGTAACGTATCCTGTAGGTCCCCACGGAGTCTGTATCATGTTAATTCCTTGTGCTAAATCTTAGTTTGATCGTGCTAAATAAGTACACGAGTGTTGCAAGCCCTACTAAAACAATACCATAAATAAACATAATGATAAGTACTGGTGATAGTAGAAGCAGAAAAATAATTGAGTAAAGTAAATTAATCATCCTTCTTCTTAACCTTCTCCTCTTTCTTCTCCTCTTCTTTAGATCCCTTAAGAATCCAAGTGATTAAAAAATCAGCACGCAAGTACTCCATTCCAGATGAAGTAAGTTTGTTTACCCATAAAAGTCTGAGTCCCATTCTTCTTCACCATATGAATCATACTTAGGTTTGCGTTTGTATTTTTTTTCATCAGGTACGATACGCTGATGCCACATTGGGTCATTGCGAACAGAGTGCTTAAGCTTGTTCTTGATTCGTTTTTGTTTCGGTTCTTTGTCGCTCGACATTATTGACAAGTCTCTGTAGATACCACTGTGCTTTCTTTAGATCTTCTAATCCGTTCTTATGCTTCCACCGTGTCACATACTTTACGATGTTCCCTTCGTAGAAGTCAAGCTGATTAGCATCAATAAAATCTATAGGCTGTATGCTGGATTTGTAGTGTGTTGGGTTTGTGTTGTCTTGCATCAAAGGATGATCAGTGAAATATGAATCAATGTTGTGCTGTTTCATTTTGTAATTCCGAGATCAAACGAAGACCTGCAACCTGTGCATCTTCAGCATGTTCCATTAGATACGACACGAAGGAGTGAGCAAGAGGTACAAACACTTGCTCTCTGTCAGAACCCTCTTCGGTAAGATCAATGATTTCAATTTCTGGTTTACCATCATCGGTGATTCCGATGGAGATGTAGACACACCCTTCTTTGAATGTAGTGTAAGATTCAATTTCATCTTCATCTGCTCTTTGATAATCATAATCAATTTCTTTTAGTCCAGACATTTGAGATCCTTTTTCATTTCTTTCAGTGTGTCCAATGTGTACCATCTGAATCCTTCCTTCTCACACCAGCGAGACATGGTAAGTTTGGACCCCTTACGAACTCTAGTGTCCGGTCTATACAGTATAAAGATCAGCTCCTGTCCGTCAAGACAATCACGAATGGCTTTGTACTTTTGAATGTCTCCAATTTTGAAATAGCCTTTGCATTCAATTAGATACTTATCTTTCTTAAAGTCAGGTATGTAGTTTCGGTGAACGAAGTAAGGAATCTTTTCAGGTTCGTACTCCCACCCAACTAGCTTCTTTGCTACGTCCTCTTCAAAGGTACTACGGTATTTAATCTTAGCCACGATATGCAATCTTTGCAGCTCGATAGAACCACTTGTAAGAGAATGCTGAATGACGAGCCGTACCCAGTGAGTAAACATAGCTCTGAGGAATCTGCTTCATTACGTCTTGAACAGTAGCGATACCCTTCTGATCATCAGGTAATTGATCATTGAACCATGCCATCATGTTTTCTTTAGCCACCTTACGAAGACGCTTAGCTTGTTTACCATTCATTAGTATGCTCCGTCAATAATTTTAGTCCACGCCGTTAAAATGTAACGTTCTCCTTCTGTAACTAACTTACCACGATGTAAGTGAGTCACCCTACCCGGAAAGCATAACACATGTCCGAGAGGAAGGGGATCAATTTGTATGTTTTGATTTAAAAATTCTGTACCACCACCTTTGAATCCAGTACTCAGTGGTGTAACAAAAGTAATATCTGATGATGCATCGTGATGCCAGTTGCCGTGCTTCTGATTCGTTGGATCATACTTAGCAATCTGTGCATCAGCCAACATGTTTGAGTGTACCTTCCAGTAGTCTTCAGTAACAACAGCAAACCACTCAAGAACGAAGTGCTTGTACATTTCAAACAATCTATTATCCATTTCACGAAGACGAATCTCAGGCATGGACCGATACTCATCCTCGTCTGGATTACGCTCCCAATCAACACCACAGTTCAATGTTTCTTCTAACAACTTAGTAGCAAACTCTTCAGTGAATGCTTTGAATGAGAAGATATTGTCAGCGTGTGTCGTCACAATGGAGTCAGCAATACCAAGATTAATAAACTCTTGATTGTCATTCTCCATATCGCCGCCGTTCTCTTCGAGAGTGAAGAGACCGTTGGTTACTGCGGCTTTAAACTCAGGGTCTAAGAAACCGTGATTGATTTGATAGAGATCAGGGTGTGTGATATTCATGAGTAACTTCCTCAACTCTTGGTAACTTAACTACCTCACCAATAAGAAACTCATCACCACTAGCATAACGAAATACCCGAACGCCTTCATCAGCGTAGCACGGTACCTTATGCTTGCAAAATAAACAGTCCTTAGCAATCTTCGTGTTACCATTATCCTGTACAACCGGCGGATAACAAAAGGGAGGTGGCTTCTTCAGCCCCAACTCCTTCCTTAATTGTGCAATACGATCCTGAATGTTTGGTAGGTCTGAGAAGTCAGGACGGAAGAGTGTCAACTCACCAGTAACTTTATTCACCACTAAGAATCCACCACCTTCGGTACCCATTGCATGTTCATAGCCAGCAAGCTGTGCCATGTAACCAAATGGATCCTCTTCTGCAACTCTACCATTCACAAACTTCTGGAATGAATAAGGTGAAGCAGTCTTAACATCGACTACCTGACCATCAATGGTACAGTCCATGTGTCCAATGACACCATCAACATCAACTTCCTTCTGCTCATTCTCTACCTTGTGTCCAGCGAGACGAGCAAAGAACAGAACCAACTCTTCAACCACATGACCGAAGAGAAACTTCATTGCATCACTAGGCTTAAGACTTGCATCTGAATTGTCTTCTGCTTGTGCATCAAACCACAACTTACGATTTGGATAACCAACATTACTCATACGAAGCGTATGTTTCTTAGACGCTCTCGGCTCAGCCCAATGAAGAATGGTATCTTTAATACTGTTTACTAAGTGATCAAGATCTTCTTCGGGAATCTTCAATCCCTCTTCGTGGTTCAGTGAATCATCGAAGAGCTGATAGATGTCTTCAACGAGAGTGTCTAGTGTCTTAGTCATGTCGGTCCTTTAGTATGTAGTGTCATCGCCCCATCTGCGGCGTGCCTCCCCGTTGCTCCAACGATCACCCTTCAATGCAAACATCGTTTGATTACCAGCAACAACACGCTCTGGTGTTTTGCTCTGGCACTCAGGGCATTCAGTCTCTTCATTCCGTTCGGCAATGATTCTCATTTCTTCAAACTCATGGCCGCAGTCTTTACATTTGTAGAGATAGATTGGCATAGCTTATCCTATATGAGTCACGCCGTAAATAGTTTGATCAGCATATTTCTCATTGAAGTATTCTTCGTACTCGCTTGGAATCATATACAGTCTCAGCAAAGTCTTAGCGGCATCTTGCAGTTCCTTGGGGTTATCTGCGAATGGCTTGTAACTTCCTGAGTAATCTTCATAGAGTTCCTTCAGAAGCTCTACGAATAATTCATCCTTCTGATCATCGAATAATTCAATAGCAATTGTAGCATTAATTTTCATTAGTGAGTCTCCGATACCCAATCGATTGCTTTATTTAGGGCTTTAGGATCATCATGAAATAGTCCTAAAGCTCGATTACAGTTATGACACAGTAGCCCACGAACATTACCTGTTTGATGATCGTGATCTACAACCAATTTAACTTTATGTTCTTCTTTCATTGTGAATCCTTCACCACCACATATACCACACTTGTGATCTTGTTTATCAAGCATGTCTCTGTAATCATCAATAGTTATTCCATAGTTTTTTTTCAGGTATGCAGTAACAATTGAATCATCCGCACATTCTTGTGAGCAGTATAAATGAGAAGGGGCTTTTGGGGAGAACATTGTCCCGCATTTTTTACACGGCTTTTCTTTGAAGTATCCTTGGGGATACTTATCAGGGCTAGCTGTTTGGTCTTTTTGTTTTTTATTCATTCTAGATACTGAGTATTCAAAAGTTTTCATAAGTTCTCCTATAGTCATAGTTATATAATTCTAAACTTTGAATTATATAATATATAGTATAGAAGATTAATCGTGCTGTCAATTCTGTTACGTTTCTAACTGTTCAATGGCTTGGCGTAAAGACACGATGGCTTCCCTCTCTAAAGTTCCTTCAGGCTCATCTTCCCACAACCACTCCAATGCTTCTAGCATTTTCTTCATTACTTCAATTCTCATGTATCGTTAGTCCTTAGTGTGTACACGGATGTACAAGTATCAATGCACATCAGCAAAGGTCTTACCAATGAGGTACTTACCATCTTGAGGACAACGAAGATTCAGAATATCTGTAGTGTTCTTGAATGCCTGAACCAAAGCATTGCCTACGACATCACTCTTTTCTTCTGGAACCTCACAGGTAATTGCATCGTGAATCCAAGCCACTTGTTTGTAGTCTTTACCGTGAATCATTCCGTGTTCTTCCTTCAGGATTCTCTGATACTCCACGATGGCTACCTTAGAGACCACTGCACCAGCAGACTGTAGAAGATAGTTCAGAGCAGAGTGTTCAGAACGAATGAAGATCTTTCTACCATCCAATCCTTTTAGGTACCCTCTGGATGCAGCAGACCTGACAGCGTTGTACAAACTGCCGAAAGCAGGAAGCTCTTTGAAGTAACGCTCTTTTAGTTTCTTTCCTTCTCTTGCACCGCCACCAACAATCTTACCTACCTTATCATCACCACCACCATAGATCAAACAAAAGCCAAGAGTCTTTGCTTGGTCTCTAGTCTCAAGCCCAGCCATCTCTTGATTGTAAGAGTGAATGTCTTTAGTCAGTACAACATTGGAGTAATCTCCGTTGTCATACTTAGCCATGTAGTGAGCAAGCATACGCTGTTCCAGTGATGCTAAGTCAGCATCCACCAGTACTGATCCTTCAGGTGCAGTCCATACTTTACGCATCTCTGGACCCCACTCATGTCGATTGGAAATAATCTGACCAAAGTTAGGATTGGAGTGTGTTGCTCTTCCGGTAGGAGTACCAATTGTATTCATCTGTCCGTGAACCCTACCATCTTCTTCAATCTTATCGATCCAACTGCTGAGCATTGCTTCTCTTTTCTGCAGCATAAGAAACTGTTTGATCAGAGTAACTTCAGGAATACCTTCAACGTTCTCCAGTTGCTTCTCATCAACTATTGGAGATCCTTTGTCTGTAAATTCTTGGGGCTTCCATCCAAGATTGATGAGTCGTTCTGCAATTTGTTTACGTGATCCCAGATTGAATTCTTGCCATTGGATGCGAGTGAAGTTACCAACAACGACATCATTCCAATCAACAAGCCAGCGAAGATTACGAGAGTTAAGAGTTCCGTCCTTTTTGTAGACGAGTTCAATCTCTTTGTCTTTCTTGGCGATTGGTCTAAAGGTCTTATGAACTTCCTGCTCGATCTCTTCACGCTTCTGCTGTAATTCCGCCAGTAATATGTATGCTGCCCTTTCATCTACTAACCATCCATTCTTTTGTTGCTCT